CGAAAGGCTCACTTTTCTTAGGTTTAACTAAAGCTTTCAACTTAAACTTAACCAAGTAGTTACCTGTCTTTTCACCCTGATCATCTAGCTCTTGTTTGATAGGGTTATTCTTACCACCGTTCATCAATGGTTTTACTACTGCATTGATAGGTGCAGTGTCTTCCTTACTAAGCTTTAAGGTTACTGAGTACACACCATCAGCATCAAACCTAGTGTCAGGCTTGTTCAACCAAGGGTATACAGCTATTCCTGTAGGTGTAATATACATCTTATTAGCCATCTTATAGTTCTCCTTTAATGAATTTTTCTGCCCCACCAAACTCAGGGATTTTTAATCTAGTACATTCACTACGCATGTTATCTGCTGATTCCATTAAATCTGTTACTGTCCTTCTACCATGAAACTTATTATTATACATACAATTAAACACAGCTGATACTATAGCATACTTCTCAGCTCTACTAAAGTTCTCCAGTACTTCTACCATCCTTATCATACCTTGTGCTACTTTAACTACATCTGCATTTGCTGAAAAACTTGCCACTCTTAATACCTCCTAAAATTGACTTAACACTAGTATAGCACTCAGATTTTAAACTGTCAAACATTAACTAAAGAAAAACTCACTATCTAATACTTCAGTAATATCTAAGGTCCCAAATTTAGGTAACTCTGGTAACTCTAACTTCTGTTCTTTTTTAAAAGTTTCTAAAACATTAGTCCCTCCATAAAGATCTACAAAAGTTTCTCTTAAAATTATTCCTAACTGTTCTATATCACAAGCATGAGTACCAAAGCTATCATGGACTACTGAGAAATCTTCTATACCATACTTATCCTTAGCTTTTATAATGGTCATCATTAAATGACAGGCATCTAAACTGTGTACAAAGTTAGGAGCTATACCATTAGCCTGTCTAGACTTGTTCATACGTTGGTCTGCATGTAGGACTCCAGCATATAGAGAAGCCATACGTCCATTGATAACTGTCTTAATTTGTTTTACTACTGACTTGATGTACTTCTGTTTAACTACAAATCCTGTAGGTAGAGTCCAGTATATAGGGCGGTCCTCTTTACTCATTACCCTAGAAACATCCTGAAGCCACTTCATACCTAAACGAGAAGATATAACAACATCACCAATAGCTCCATAAATATGTATAGCAAGGTACTTACAATGAGGCCATAACTCAGCAGTAGTATCAAGGCCATCAAATTGTATTCCTTTATCCAACTGCTTTTTAAGTTCTTGATGTATCTGCTCACGCATTCCATATAGAGTAGCTCCGTAAGGTGTGGTCATTACTGGACGTTTGACTAGTGCTCTGTTAAGGCACTTACTCCAAAATAAAAACTCAGGATTGTTATCAGTATTAATACGAGAAATAACGTGCTTTCTAACGATTTCATAAATATCCTGTGGTTGGTCATACGGTACTAAGTTAGTTGCTCTTCCTCCTACTTCATCTTTAAGCATAGCTGAGAAATGTTGTAGTCCGTTACAAGAACCGTCTACAGTAATAGGAAGATGGGATTTATAATGGATGTTTCCATTACAGCATGTATACTCAATGCAAGACCTTAGAAACTGCCAAGGTTTATCAGCTTCCATCCACATACGTGAACCTAATGGATCAATACCACATGACATAATTTCATTCTCATGGTTATCAGTCCACTCTACACGCTCTTCTAAAGAGACCTTATCTTCTCCCCAACAATTAGCTATGTGTACCTTTAGCCATGCTATACCTGAGCTTCCAAGCGGTTTAGATTTACTAAACTCTAGTAATCCCCTTGCAGAATCTTCTCCTTGTGGGTTAAGGAATGCAGTATTAGCATATAGTCTACCTCTGAAGTCCAGAGTATGTGGAAAATAAAAAACTTTCTCATCTTTAAATTTTTTAGCCATCCACATAAGCTGACTAAATTGGATACGTTTAGTCTTCATCCTTTGGTTATCAGAGTACATCAAGGTAGCTTCACGCTTCCATGCTATGATCTCTTCCTTAGTGCCTTCCTTGGGATATGGTCTAGGCATTGTGCGTTCCCCGAACTCAGGAATAATGCTACAGCTTGCCTCTGAGTTAAAGAGGGACTGCATAACCTCAAATATCTTACCATTGACTCTCCAGCCAGTTTCTTGAACAGTGTTGACTGCATGATACACCTCCTTTAAGTTAGAATTTTCTAACTGTTGCATGTAAGCATCATCATTAGACTTCACTAAATTCATGTTGGTATACTGATAGTACCCTCCAGTGTAAACAGAGGTCCACTTTCTAGGACTGATAACGCAAGGGAGTTTAACAGGACTAAGTAATTCACAAACAGAATTTTTACCTTCTATCCATTTAAGAGATGCCTCTGTAGCTTCTAACCAATAGACCTGTTTATATTTACCTTGTGAGTCCTTAGTCTGTTTACGAATCTCAAATATACCTGTAGCATTACAAACTAATTCAACTAGTAATTCACCTAGCCTAACCTTATTACCTGATAACCAGTTTTCCCAAGGAACATCAGCTTTAATACTTGAATGAGCTAGGACTCTCTTCTGTTTCCTGTAGTTGGTAGTTCTCTTAGCTAAGTCCCTAGAGACAACACCAAATAGAGCAGGGTTAGTATTCTTAAAGTTTCTAAACCTTGCCTCATCTTCAATGAATCCACCAACCTCCATAGATACCTTAACCAGTTTAACAGGAGTGCTCAAGTGATTGATACATCCTTTAAGAGCTAAGAAAGATATAACATCAGAAGGTAACTCAGCTAGTCTTTTAACAGCCTCTATATTATACTTAATAGGTTTACCACTTAGCATATCTTGGTGCAGACTATCTATAGCCTCAGCTACCTTAGAGCATGACTTCCTAATAAACTGTATTCCTGCAGGAGTAGTAGCTTCATGCTTACCCTTCTTAGCCTCAGCGTTTTCCTTGCGGTATCTCTTAACACCTAAAGATACCATTTCTTGCTCTAGTTCTTTTTGTCTTTGTAACATTTTATGTAGTCCCAGTAGATAAAAATTAGTCCACAATCGATAATTAAAAATCCAAATTGTTTTGAAAAGATCCAGTAAGATACCCAACACACTTGACATAACACGCCTACATACCCACCGTACTTATGATTTATTGCTATCAACCGTACTGATAAGAGTGCAAATAGAGATAATACAATCTCTAAACCATGTATCCATGTTATGATCTAGGGTCTCCTGTAAACTTTTCTATGAGGTCCAGAGTATCCCTGAGTCTACTGCCTAGTACCTTTAAGATAGGCATCATGGCTTTAGGGTTGTCCCTAGTAATCTTAACAGCATCCTGTTCTGTGAGCACTTTAACAGATACCCTATTCCTAGCTTTGATAGTAGCTGTCCTAGGTTTACGATCTAGCCAACCTATTTCACCAAATATCTCACCTTCTCTTAAGGTTGCTAAGTGTACATGTTTTGTAGGTGCGTTACGATTAAAGAACATCTTAGTAACATCTACTTCACCATCCAGTATGATATAAGCTTCAAAGCTTAACTCACCTTCTTCTAGGATAGTTTGACCTTTCTTGAAGTGCATTGTCTTAGTACTCATTTCCTGCCACCCCCATAAGATAGATAAAAAAGATTATTAATCCTAAACCCACTATAACATCTATTAATTTTCTAATCATCTTGGATCGTGTGGTTTAGGTAGTTCTATTGGATACCAATAGTTTGGGTGTCTTATAAAAGTAGGACTTGTTAAGTCAAATATAGAATAGCAACGGTCTTGCTCGTGAGCCTGTGAGCTTGTAAAGACCATCTCCCATCTAGTCCTAGCCTTATGTCCACAAGGTACGGACATAGCATTGTAGCTAACTTCAGTCCCTCCCTCGTGAATCAATTGTATTTGTGTTGGAATCTCATTGATAGACCAATCAATATGTTTATCAGGTGCAGGGATTACCAACATTATTGTTATTAGTAGTTCTTCCATTGTGATCCTTTGTTAATAAGCTTAATCGAGATAAGGCAGTAAAGAACCAACTTGGAGAGTATAGGCGTGCTTACTTCCTGTGTCGGAAGATTGCCTTAGTGAGTATCCTCGACAGATTCTATTGTTTAGGATACCCTAGCTCTCTACCCCTTACCTCTGTTAAGATTACAAACTAGTCCTTTGTTAGGTATAAATCTACATGCCCAGAAAAATCATCTTTAGGTACACATACTCTACCTGTTACATCCTTTTGTTGATGCGCTCCTAAATTACACGCTTGTTCAGTACTGTATGTACTGTCGTAATAATGCATACGAGTGTCAAACCAAAGAGGTTCAAAAGCATATAAACTAATTACTGTACCTATTGCTACAATTATTGCTGTCATTTAATCTCTCCTTATTTCTCAAGTATTGAATTACCTATAAAAGCATTATCAGGTAATGAGTATTTTGCTGTATTAGCACTAAAGTAAAATGTAACAAAGAACGCTGTGATAGCTAAAGCTAGGCATAGTCTAACCATTGAGTATCTCCTTTCTACAATATTCAGCGTATTTAGTACCTGTAACATCCATTCTCCAAGTTTTAAATATCTTGAATCCTGCTACTTTTAGGTGTTTGTTTAATTTAGATATTACAGAACTTAAAGATTCAATCCTGTAGTTAGCTCTTGCCTCTCTAGGTGTCAAGGTATAAGCTCTATTGAAATGTTTCATTACAACTTCTGTTTGACTCATAATAATCTCTCCTTTATTTTAAGTTAGTGCTAGTATAACACTCAGATTATAAACTGTCAACTACTAAATGGTAGATCTAGAACATTTAAAGAAACTTTAGATAGTGATACCTCAGGTTTCTTTGTATATGTAGCAGTCTTAGTATTATAAGTATTATCCCTTAGAGATTGACCAGAGATATAAAACAAAGTCCCATCTGGTCTTGTAATCTTAACAGAGTAAGGAGAACTATTCTGCTCTATTAATCTTACTTCTTCTCTATCTTGTTCAGGTCTTAAACCATCTTCTATATCATCTCTACTGTACATAGTGTTATACGTTAAGTCTGTTATTAAGTCTTTCATTTGGTATTACCTCATATAGTTATTAAAGTAACTTCTTTACTTCCTTCTTTACCTACTTCCTTACTTACACTTAGTGTTACTTCTATTGTTACTTCTAGTGTAACACTAAGTATACCTTATATATATACAAGGGAACTCCTTACAGTGTTACATAAGGTATACCTAGCTAAGTATACGATTTTAAACACTATTAGATAGAATCTGAAAGAATCCTACAGCCTTTAAAGCTAGTACATATAGGATTACTAGTATTACTATCTGTGTTTTATAGAGTACTGGTCTTTTCATTATCATGCCTTCATGTTGGTAAGGTTTTGAACTATTAAAGACTTAATATTACCTCCATTATCATAGACTTTTAAGTTTAGTATATCACCTGCTTTAGCTATACTTTTCAACCCTTTAATCCAGATCCTTTTGTCTCCCCTAGTGGTCTTATAACAGCTGATTTTACTAGGTTCACCAACACCACCAACATAAGCCTGTAAAACACAGGGTATATATGTCTTTTCTTTTAGTTCTTCATAGTTTATAAAGTTGTGATCTAGTAAGAATCTTACTATCTCTTTATTTGCATCTTGAATAGATTTATCTAGCATAGTTTGAGTAATCTTAAACATAGCCATAGCTTTTTACCTCATTAAATAGTTATTAATATACATCCTTAGGCTAAATAGCCTTCCTTAGCTCCTTAGAGCCATTTTAAGAGTATTTAAGCTCTTATCCTAGCATACTCTATTAGTTTTAAATAAAGTATGCTAGAATAAAGGTTTAAAGCCTTAGTGAGTCTTTTAATTCTTGTAGTAGGTCCTCCGTTAAGTGCTTCTCGAAATGCCCTATTATAAAACTATAAACTTGATCCTGATAGTTTTCAGATTCTAGTAGATATTCAAACTTCTTGATAAGATGATAATATGTTGTTAAGTTATGATGCTCCCCTTCCACATACTTTTCATCTGATTCGCCTGTATTGTTGTATTCTTTATTAGACATTATATTATCCCTTTCATTATCAATTATTTCATCATTACCTTTATGACTCATTAGTGTAAACTCCTTTTATAGATTGAACAAACGTACCATTATTCTTGATAGCTTTACCTTTAGCCCTTAAGCCTATTAGATAACCTTTAGATTCAGTAAACCTTAAATCATGTTTATCACCGTCAAGTATAGGATAAGTAGTTTCATTTAAATTATACTCTTTGGGTAATAGTTCATTTCTCTTAGTAGTTAAAACAATAGATACATTAGCTATTTTATTATCAAGTAAATATTGAGATTCTATAGCATTATGACCGTCAAAAGAGAAAGTAAGGTCATAACCTTTATAACCTTGATAATCAAGTACTCTTAAGAAGTCCTTAGTGTAATCATAAGCTTTATCGAAAGGTTGATCAGGTTTATCTAGCATAAGCTTAATCTCTTTAAATCTATCAGAAGTACCATTAAATCTATAAGCTAGTTTTTTACCTTTCCTATTAGCTGATTTCTTAGCTTTCCTTAGTTCTAACTCTAAGTTATTTATAAATGTATCATTATCTTGATATAATAACTTAGTTCTATTAATCATAGCTTGTTTTGACATAGGTAGTCTTCCACTAGTCTTTAAACAGGTATTAAAACAGTGATCGCTAAACTTACATAAATCTTTATTCGGATATAAGTAGGTTAAAGTATTAATCCAATAAGGGTACTCCTTTTCAGTCTTTTCTGTTTTGATTGTTTTACTAAGTAATTGAGTCATTTTATACCTCTCCAAGGTTTAATTAATGTGTTATTAATGTTTATAAAGTAGTTCTATAGTAATGTCAATGCTTATTTAATAGTGTTAATAATGTCTAAAGCTTTACCTAGGTTTCTATAGATACTCTCTAACTCATTTAGTCTTATATTAGAGTTACTAATACTACTAGCATATCTTATCTTAGCACTTATATCTACTATCTGTTTGTCCATAATACTATCTTCTCTATAGATTATATCTTCTGATTTTCTCATGTTATTAGCTCCAAGTTAAATTGATGTTGCCTATGTATAGAGCAACATGCATGCCAAAATGAATAAAATAGATAATATAAGTTGTAAACCATTGTATTATAAAGACTAAAAAAATAAATCAATCGATATCATCTATTGTGAATATATACAGAATGAAACATATTGTTTCATATTGGTGATACATTGTGTCTCATGTGATACGTTGTGTATCATGTATACTATGGTATCTATTATGGTATCTCTTATGGTATCTTATGTGTTATCTATTATGGTAATCAAGGTGTAGGTCAAGACATAACTAAAAAAATAAAATACCTCAGCACACAGTAACACCTAGAGACCACCTAGAGTAACACATTAAGTAACACATTGTGTAACCAAAGAGGGCATAAGGTGTTAGTTATTAACACTTTAGGTTACACCAGATAATATTTAAGGGGGGCTATGGGGTAAAATTCGTTTCAATCGTTAGTATATACCCACTCACATTATTGTAATAAAATATTAGGGGTTACTTAAAGTGTAACCCCTAGATATTCTAGTAAGTCCTAAGCTTCACAGGCTGTTGCTTAGGTGGTTTTTTGATAACTTTAGCTTTAGGTTTAGGGTTAGGATACCCTTTTCGTTTAGGCACGGTGATCCCTTATCTCACCCTTACGGCTATCATAAGGTAACCGTGTAGACAGCTTATAGACACCTTTGTTCTTTAGTGATGCTGGTGTAGTTGCACTAGGTACAGAGTTAGGTTTCCCAAGGCTCGTATTGAACCCCGAATTGCCAGTATCTCCTGATATTTTCTTTGCTTGCATTCTTCTTTTTCTCCTTAAATGATGGGTATACATAAGACCATTGTCCACAGGTATACAGTTTAGTTCGTTTACTGACAGGTAAACTTATCATATCTTGAAGTATACTGTCAGTCTTATTTACAGACACATTCCTCACATTCACAACCTTCTTTATCACACTTAGTAAACATATTACATTATACTCCTTTTAAAGGGTGTACATCCTAAAACAATATTCTGTGGTACAGGGTCTCCTTCTTGTTCAGCATCTTTATAAATAGCTTGGAATCTCTCCATACACTTCTTTTCACTATGGAAAGTTTCAGCAATCTTTACATCAACTACAGATACGGGATCACCTCCTAAGTAGACTACTATTAATAACCATATCATAATTATCTCACTTGGTTCCAAACCATCAGTTCAGACTCTTGTCCTTTCGTTTGATTCATAAAGTTATTAACTCCATCTAAAAAATCTTCTTGTTGTCTATCTACATAGGCTTGATTCTCATCAGCAGCCATTTGTTCCCACCAATACTTGACACCCATAGCTAGTACATCTATTCTATCATCATACTGTAAGCTACCACGGTCTCTAGTAAGTCTAGTCATCTGATAAAACAATTGTCTCCTAGGTTCTTCCTTGGAATCCTCGTAGTCTCTATCTACTTCAGCCCTATCAAATATTAACCTATGTTGATTCATTACAGGCTCTAGAGAGTCTATAATTCTAGCTTCTTTCTGTATACTATGCTTAACTTCTTCTACATTACAACGGTGATAGTTAAATAATACAGGTTTGAATATCTCAGTATACATACCATCACCAAAGTTAGCTTCTATTTCAATTGTATTTACTTTGTGTTTCTGAGCAATCTTAGCTAAAGTAGTCAGAGTAAACTTGTCATATCCTCCTTTTAGACCACCTATTTCAAGTACAAAGATCTTACCATTGAGTATCTTGGTTACACAGTAGCCAGTTTCATCCTGACCTCTACCTGAGGGATCTATATGCATAGCAGATCCTGTGTAGGTGAAGTAATCTTCAGATACCTTCATAACTTTATAGAAATAGTCACCAGTTAGTCCTACAGCTGGTATATCTAGTAGATCATCCTTACCATATAAGATTTGTCCAGGACCACTCTCTGTACTTAAAGGTATTACAATGAGATCAGCAAGCTTTAATGGGTATCTTTGGTCATCTTCACCAGAAGTATCCAACATAAACTGCAGAGCAAACCCAGACTTACCATAAGAAGCTTCTCTTTCTGTAAGATCTAGGTCATCAAACCGTTCAGGGTCCGTAGGATCCCCTACAGTGAGACTTAATTTATCTATATAAGGAGCCAGCTTAGTACCATAGAACGTCTTTAAACGGCTCTCAGGCATCCTAGCGGGCCATATACGACATTCATAGCCTCTGCTCTGCAAATTACTGTATAAACTTTCTTCTACCTGAGGTGTTCCAAGGTAAACAATACGTCCAACCTTGGGCATTACTACAGCATCAAATTCTTTAACAACTTCCCCTAGCTTATCTCTCATGACTTGAGTCAGGGCATTAGATAAAACCTCAACATCATCAGCAATAATAACATGAGCACGAGATCCAACTATCTGACCAGTGATACCAACAGACTTAACACTAGGAGCATGGGAAGCACGACTAGGGGCGACATCAAAAGCAACATTAGAATTTCGTTGATCCTCTCTCGCCCTGAGATGTTGGAGGATAGGCATCTCTTGAATGATTCTTTTAGTAAACGTAGAAAAGTCATCTGACCTCTGTTTAGAAGCTGAGATTACAAGGAACTTTAACTGTGGATCACATAATAGCTTCCATACAACAAAAGCAGAAGTAATCCAAGATTTACCAACACCTCTAAAGGCTTGGATAATAAGTCTCTTAGGCCCTCCTTGGAGATACTCAGCGATGTCGTATTGTATAGGAGTAGGAGGAGGTAAAGCAAGGTGCTTCCAAGCAATAAAGAGAAAATTACGGAAGTCACTCTTAATTAATTGGAGATGAGTCTTGTTTGTTTCTAGGTGTTTCATCGAAAGGTAATTCCTCTACTAGTGATTTTATATCCTCGTTATTAGTACCGAAGCACTCAATATTGTTATCTCTGAGGAATTGCCTGACAACATTAAGGTGAGCTGGAGTAGCCTCACCCGATTGTAAAGTCTCTGCCAAAGTCCTTGCAAGTAACCCATGAAGTTCTCCTAAATCATTAACTGTTCCATTAGACATGTTAAGTACCTGGATTATAAGATGGAATAGTGGATATTGCATTTCCTCTATTTTTGTTTACTTTATCAGAACGTACTCTTCTTTTAATAGATAACCTAGAAGAACCACTAACAATTGTTTTACGTGAAACAGGAGCTAATAAAGGTAATGCAGCTTTTTTAGATTTAGCTTTTATAACTCTAACTTTTTTTAATACAGGATTTTTAGATTTAGTCTTCTTAAGACTTTTTTTCATTACAGACCTCTTTATAAATATCGTTGTTTTTACTTATTACAGCTAGATCTTTAGAGACACCTTCAGGTGGATTACTTTCAAGTAACCACTTCTTAGTATCATCATTTAGTTTAACTTCATTATACCATAGACATTCTTTAGAATAGTAATCATCAGCATTGTATAGCCCTATGGCAAAGTTTGCCACAGGAGCTATCATCTGTGTAGCAATACTACATCCCATCGAGAACATCAGGCATACCAACACGGTCCCTAACTTTAGCTTTAGCTTCATCAATCTCTTTCTCCACTTCTACTTTAGCAGCCATCCCTTTAGGATGATTAATGTTGTTAAAGATATTCCCTGCTAACCAATTAAATATAGGCCAGACTGTTCCTAATATGGGAACCTTCTGTACCCACCTGTCAGGCAAAGCTCCTGTGATAGCCGTAAAGAAAATTACAACCTCTCCTGCTATTTGAAACCATGCTTGATTCATAAACATTTCCATTAGTAATTCCTTTCCATTTAATTAATAAGATCAACTGGGACTGTTTCATTTTCCTGTTATTCCTAGCCAAGCTGCAGCAGCACCTAATGCAGTAGCAACAACAGTACCTAAACCTTGTACTGTTTTTATTTTGGTTTCTATCTGGTCAACCCTAGAATGAACTCTACGAATAGCACCTTCGTTTCCATCTATTTCTTTATTGTAATGGTCAAGAAGTTCGTTTATACGTTTATGTCTTAGAGCTTCTATTGCTTCATGGTTCTTAAACTTCTCTGTTATATGTTCTTTTAACGAACTTAGTTCTTCACTCATCTGGCATCCACCCAAGCTTTAACAGCAGCGTTAACTTGTGTGTCGTTCATTTCAGTGTCATTACTAGGGGAAATCGTCATTGGATATTTAGCATGGATAGCTCGTTGTCGAGCTTGAAGTTCTGCCAGTGTAAAAGTGTTCACTGTCGTGGGAACATAATATTCAACACCATCTGGTACTGTGCCTATCATTGTAAAATCATCAGGGTTCCACCAATAGCCACCATCCGTCACAAAATCAGGTATTCTCATTCCACCGTAGGGTATTGGGTGTAATTTGTATTCTATGATTGTCATTTATCCCCCTTAAGGTTCGTAAGTTAAGTTCATATTAGCGTGAGGATCAAAGCCTAACCACGCTGCTTGCTGTATTGCTGCACCTTCGTATTTGTCTGCGATTGCGTCAAGAAATTTATGAAGAAGGCTTGTATCACCAATGTTTGATTCAGATTCGTGTTTAATAAAAGCTAAAATTTCTTTTTGGATTGCACTTGTACTTAAACCACTTTGCTCTAAATACTCTGCGTTCCCAGCTTTAATCCGTCCTCCTTCTTTTACTTCACGAACACTCTGCATAACCGCACGTTTGATATGAGCTTTAGTTTGTGCTTTCTCAAACTGTTCTTCGGTAATGTCACCACCTAGTCTTTCCTTTAAAGCGTCATGCAATTCGCCCAATGTTTCTATTTCTTTTAATGCGCCTTCTACTTTTATTAATGTTTCAGCAGCATTAGATTCATTTTCAGAGGCTTCAATTTCTAAAAGCAATCTCTTGTTTACGTTTTCCTCTTCAATCATTTCTTCACGTTTGATCTTAGCTTCTGTTAACTTTTTCATGTAGCCAAACTTAGCTTCTGACAATGCCATCCGTTTTCTATTCATCTCTGCACTAACTTGTCGTAGTCTTAACCAGCCATCAGCATTAGAACAAGTAAGAAACTTAAGCATCCATTGTGAGCGTGATCTGTCCCATATGCGTTCTGTGTACTTGACTTTATCAATTGCTACGTCAGCGTTAGCTAGGTTTTCTTGTAGCGTTTTTCCACCATAACTTTTTCTTAATGCCACTTCGTTAAAACTTTTTAAAATTAAATCAGTCATAAAATCCTTTAGTTAATATTGGGCAGATGCACCAGCCCCTCTTGATAAGGTTAAATCACCAACATCGGATGAATCTGAAGATGCTTGGAATTGGTATTTATCTATTATATTTTGAGTTGGAAAAGCCCCAGCGTTATAACCATAAGATGCAGCCGAACAAGCAAAACTATTACCCTTGGCAGATCCAGTTAAGTCACCAATATTTGAAGTTGTCCCATCACTTGCAAAAGCAAAACGGTCAATTTTAGTTTTGTCAGGAAGGTTATTTGAACCTGATGAATAACCATGCGTTCCGTCTTGTTGTCCTTGATTTTCACCACGGGCAGTAGATAATGTCCCTGTAGCTGACGCATTCCCATCACTTGCGTGCGCCCACTTATCAATCGTTGTTGTATGAGAAGTTCCCCCAGCATTAAAACTATGTGTAAGTGAACTAATACCAGCACTTTTGTCGGTCATTACAGAAGTTAAATTCCCCACATCTGTAGCATCACCGTTAGTGCTGAATTGCATTTTATCAATAATATCTGTAGCCCCAGTTGATGTCCCACCAGACCAATATCCATGTGTTGCTGATTGTGAGCCACTACAACCACCTGATCTTCCAACAGTCAAATTACTTGAATCTACTGAATCTCCATCACTTGCAAAAGTTATACGATGAATACGATTTGATCTACTACCATCATACCCCCCACATTGATAGCCAGTAGTTAAAGACGAATATCCACCACAATCACGAATAGCCGACATATTACCAACATCAGTAGCGTTCCCGTCACTTGTTACACTCCACTTATCTATAGTGTCAACATTACTCCCAGTATATCCTGTCATGGCATACCCCGACACTTGTGCGTATTGAAAAGACAAAGAAATTTGACCTCCTCCATCTCCAACATTCGTCCAGACATTTGCTCCAGAAGATGCGTCAGTGCAGACGTAGGTTTCTCCAGATGTAGAATTACTCCAGACTGTACCCACTCCACCAGCAGGATTTGTATCTACGGCAGGATCACCAGAATCTACTGTTATTCCAGACCCAGCAGAGCCAATTGACCCTGAAGCTCTTTCTAAATTATTTCCAACAGTTCCGCTCATAATTTTCCTTTAAGGTTCTATGTTCCCAGTGCCGTCTCCAATATTTTTCCAAACATTTGAACCAGCCGTTATGTCAGTACAAACGTAGGTTTCTCCAGATGTAGTGTTTACAAACATTGTTCCTAAAGAAGCAGGATTAGTTGATACAGTTGGATCTCCTGTGGAAAGCGTGATTCCACTTCCTTTAGTTGTAACAGAACCAGAGGATCTGGATGAATTATTTTCTATTGCTCCACTCATGTTGTTCCTTTAGTTAATATTGACATCCACCAGTATTTGATCTATCTACTACCAAATTCCCCACATCTACAGAATTACCGCTTGAAATGTTTAGTGCGAATTTAGCAATCTGGTTTAAGTTACTACTCACTCCACCACCAGCAACATATCCAGTTGTGCTTGAATTTGACCCACCAGCAGCAACATCTATAGCCACCGCAAGAGTAGCCCCCGTCACTACTGCATCTGAATCAGAAGCCGTTGCCATTTTGTCGATAAAATCTGTTCCTTGTCCACCACCAATAGAAAAAACATATCCGTCTGCGGTACAAGTACAACCCACAAATTGTGATCCACGGATAACTCCAATCCCTGTGGAATAATTATTATTTGCAAAAGTGAATTTTGAAATCACGTTGTTGTTAGGAGTAGTTCCACCTAATGTGTAACCATGAGTTTCTGATTGCCCACCTCGTTGTGCATAACTTGATCTAGTATCCCCTACGTCAGTAGCGTTTCCATCACTAGAATAACTGTATTTATTTATTTGATCTTGATTAGACCAACCACCAAAAGCATAGCCGTAACCATCACCTGTGACACCTCCAACATGATGACCAGAATATGTCAGATCACCTACGTCTGTTCCATCTGAGGTACTAGCCATAGCAAACTTGTCTATATTGTTCATGTTTGCACCATTATATCCACCACTAGCATAGCCGTGAGTAGTTGAAGAAGAACACCCTATTGCACCACCAGCCCTACTCATATCACCCCAATCTGTACTATCACCGTCACTTGCCATTGCGTTGCGGTCATAACTAGTATTTGAAGCATAGCCAGTAGCATGACCAAGTACAGTGAAATACGAAGTTGAGGCTGAAGTCACATACCAAGGGGCTATATCCCCAGTACCATCACCCATATTTGTCCAAACATTAGACCCATTAGTAATATCAGTACAGGCGTACATTTCTCCAGATGAGGTGTTAGCCCATACAGTGCCTAATCCACCACTAGGATTTGTATCAACCGCAGGGTCAGAACTAGATGTGGTAATACCTTGGACAGTTGCTATCTGTCCTGAACCTGTCCCTGTATTGTCTCCAACTATTCCACTCATAGAGTTTGATCTAAGTAAGATACCACTACGTCAATATCACTAGCTGTTGCAGTTAGGATTGATAGATGATCTGCTGCTTCCATCACAAATTTGCTAGTATGCTCAAATGTTGCTTTAGCTGCTAGAGCTTGGGTGTGATAGATATAAGTATCTGCGCCACCGCCCCCATCGTCAATCAAGAGATTAAATGTTTCTGCTGCCCCTGCTGTCTCACATATCGTAATGCTTAAAACTGTATAAGTGTGTCCTGACGCAACTGTTAATAACGC